CTTTGATTTGCTAACGTGTTCAGCCACAAAACGTCCGTTTTTACGGCGCACAAAATGCCCGTCTGAGTGGTACTCAAATTGTTCCTGCAATTCTGCTTGTGTGATCTGTACAGCCATCAGAAAGTTACCGTTCCGTTAGAAGTCCATGTATACACTTGGTAGCCGTCAATGATGTTTATCTGAGGGTTGCCTGTTGTAGAAGTAGGAGGAGCGCAGTTAGCAGGGTAACGAATGATTACGATGCCAGAGCCACCTGCGCCAGCAAATGAATATGTGCCAGTTTGTGCAGAACCCGCACCACCACCAGAACCAGTATTTGCAGTTGCAGATGTAGCGACTAGAGAACCATATCCACCATTACCACCACCAGCAGAACCTAATCCATATAGCGGGCTACCGCTATTAGCTCCACCGCCACCGCCGCCAGCATAAAAAACTCTCTGCCCTGTAATTGTTGAACAAGTGCCAGTGCCACCATTACCAATTCCTGCCGCACCGGGACTTACACCAACAGACCCAGAGCCGCCACCGCCACCGCCAGAATACGTAGCAGATGAAGAGCCTGTTCCACCAGCAAAGCCTTGACCAGAAGTTCCTGTTCCGCCCGTTTGAGAATAAATTGTCCCACCGCCACCAGAACCGCCATTTGCTCCAGTTCCACCTTGATCATACGATCCACCACCACCACCACCTGTTGCGGTGATAGAACTGAATACGGAGTTGCTTCCACTAGTTCCTCTTGCCGATGAAGATGTTGTTCCAGCGCCGCCAGCGCCCACTGTTACAGTTAGCGCAGTACCAGCCGCAACAGCCAAACCAGCCGCTTGCAATAAACCACCAGCACCGCCGCCGCCACCCCAATAGGTTCCACCACCACCCCCACCAGCAACCACAAGGTATTCAACCGTGGCTGTGACTCCGCTGGTTAGCGGGTTGAATGTCGCACTGATATAGCCGCCCAAATTTGCAGACAATTTTAGCTCCAGTTAGCAGATTGCACTGCTGTGATGAATGATGGCATATCAGTAGCCGCAGTCACTGCCGCAGTCAAGCGATCACATTCAGCCAAAATAGCCGCACGTTTAGCCACTGTCTCAGCAGGAATGTTCACACTGCGCTCTGCCTTGCGAATCACCATCCAGTCAGTCTGAGCCAGCATTGAGTTGGCTGTCTGTTTAAACTGAGCGATGTAGTTGGACTTCAGACCCTTGGTTGTGATGGGTTCTGTTGCGCCTTCGGGCGTTTCAGTCACATCTTCCAAAGCCTTGGCTGTGTTGACGTAGTTGCGTGTGACGTATGTCTCACCAACAGAGTAGCTACCGAATGTCACCCAGTAGAAGCGTTCGTCTTCACGGTTTCCGTCAATGATTTCCTTGGCTCCATGCTGTTGGGCATACAGAGCCGTTGGTTGGTATTCGTTGGGAAACAACGTCTGGAGTTCACCGATCTGGGTGATTTCGTTGTTTGAAGTTACAAGTGCGTACATATTGAGTCCTATCGTGCAAGGGAAGTCTTAAAGGGGTTCTGAGCAAAGGCGGCATAAATGTAGGTATCACCACTATTATTCCAACTAGCGTTTGTTCCACGGGCTTTGAAACCATTTGACAAATAGTCAAAGAAATTAAATCCGCTACCTTCTGCCCCTGATGTGTTTGCATACAAATCGTTAGAAACTGCGTTGTAGGGATTCCTAGTAGCATCAGTCATTAACCAATCTCCAGTTGTATTTATTCTTTTTATCATCACAAATGCGGGGCGCATACCAGTAAAAATAAATGGCCCGTCAGCAGAGCCGTTGCCCACAAAACTGCCAAATGCGGAATAACCCGCTATGGGTGCAAACGCATACGCTACAAAATTAACAGTATTAGTTGAGCGAGATGTTCCAACACTAAACACAGTTGATGTTGGTGCTGTACTGTTAAACACAACATTGTTTGATGCTTGTGCGCCTGTCGTAAATGTTAAATAGTAAGCCGCAGAAGTTAAGTTTGCGTGGTAAATCACCCACTCATCTGCCGAGCCTGTTCTATTTTTGACAATGTACATTGATGGTGCAACACCCAAACCATGACCAATCGTAGCCGCAGAGCCGTTGCCCGTATAAGTCACCACACTAAACCCACTTGTAGTGTTTGCGCTTACTGTTGAAGTGATTGACCCTGCTGTGTTGGTTGAGCCAGCACCATTGGCTTTCCATTGCCATCCAACATAAGTATTGCCGTTTGTATCCACATTCCAGTTTTGAGCAGGGCCAACTGAAAAACCATTGCTGTTAAATGAAACAAAGTCATTACCAGCAGTTGACGCTTGTTCTGCCATTGTGTCGTTTGATGCTAGACCACCAGCACTTCTGCCCCGCACCGCATCCCAGATTGAATGGTAAGCAACATTTGACCTGTTCTTTAACCACACCCAATCAGGTTGAAAACCGCCAGTATTTGTGACTGCTAAAGTGCTTCCTGTTCCCGTGTACAAAGTTGCATCAAAATACTTGTTAGCCAAAGTCGCCGTAGTCGCCCCAATCGTAGGCGTTGGCAAGTTCTGTGTGCAAAGTGCTTTGAAGCCACTTGGGGCTGTGTAGGCAAATGCTCGTTGACCGAAGTTGGCTGTAACTTGAGAAGACCCCACTCCACCATTACGGGCAAAAGCCCATAAATCTAACGCTGTGGTATATGTAACCAATGTGCCGTAGGTTGAACCATTGCGATAAAACTGGACAGTTTTATTTGGGCCATCTACCGCAACGCCAATGACATCACCATTAGACCAAGAGGCAAGGCTTCCTTGATTAGAACCGCCTCCGGGGCTTGCCTCAATGCCGCCACTATAAGCCGCAATGCGAACATCTGTGGTGCTGTTTATACCAAGATAAAGACCTGATGCGGCAGAATCAGGGACAAGTTCAAAATAATACTTGGCATCGTTTATACGAATTGTTCCAAGCACCCAATTGCTACTTGTTGAAGAAGCAACAAGGTTCCCGTTTGTATAGGTGCTGGCTGTTCCACCAAGGGTCTGCAAAATTGCATTCCATGTGGCATAGTTACCCCGCACAGTACCGCCCACACCAGTATCAGTTCCATACGATGTTGGTGAATCTACAAGTGAATCATTCCCTGCACCCGCAGTCACGCTGAAGTTATTAGGTGTCCAGTTGTTGCCGTTACCTGAGTAGTCCTTACCCAAAGTAGCCGCAGTTGTGTTGCTGTTATCTGAGAAGTTCAGATAGAAGCCGTTAGTGCCGTACCCGCCAACATACTTTGCTGGTGACCATACACCCGTTGATGGGTTGACATAGCCAAACGATGTTGGTGTCAGGGCTTGACCGTCAATCAAATTTACTTCGGTCATGTAGCCATCAAAATATTGACCAATACTATTTAAAACACCAAGGGCATGAATGGTTGTGCCATTAACAAAAAATTCTGTATTTTGACTTGGGTATGTTGGCGCACCATAAAATGAAGTTACTTGTGAGCCATTTACATACAGTTTAAATCTATTTGTATTTATTGCTTGAGTTGTATCTATTGCAATAACAATGTGATACCAAGCCGAGGGGTCACGAAATACTTGGGCAGTAATAACTTGTAATTGATATCCGCCAGAAAAATTGTAAACCTCTAGGTAATCGGTTGTTTCGTTAAAACGAACAACAAAACCATTACTATTAGCATTAAAAAATACTTGGTTAGTTCCTAATGCTCCACGTTTTACCCACCCACTCCAAGTCCAAGTTTTTTGATTACCCGCACTCGCAGGAGTCCTGTTGAGGTAAGTGGAATCGGCTGAGTTAAACCGCAATGACCTGCTAATCTGATATTCAGAAACAACTGTAGGCGTTGTTGGAGCCAATGTGCCGTTAGCTGTGAAGTTGTGGACAATGTATCCATTGCTATAGGTTACTGTACCGCCAGTGTAGAACTGCACGTTGCCGGGGTAACGGACTACGACAATGCCTGAACCGCCAGAGCCACTTGAACCCCCAATACCATAACCACCGCTACCACCACCAGTATTTGCGCTTCCAGCAACACTGTTTACAGAACCAGAGCCGCCTGTTGCTCCACGACTAATTCCTCCAGCGCCGCCGCCACCAACGCCACCAGAGCCACCTGTCCCATTAGTATCCGCCGCGCCGCCGCCACCACCAGCGTAAACCGTTACTGTGCCGTTGATTGCTGACGCTATTCCTGCGCCACCATTACCAGCAGGTGTACTATTTCCTGATGATGAGTTTAATCCAACTGTTCCAGCACCACCACCACCACCACCCGTATAGTTTGAGCCAGCCCAAGACAATCCACCAGCGTTGCCTTGTCCAGAAATACCTTGACCAACTGTGCCGTGAACACCACTTCCGCCGTTGTTCGCGCCTCCTCCAGAGCCGCCTGAAACTCCAACAGCGGATGGATAAGCGCCACCAGCACCACCACCCGTGGCAGATATAGACCCGAAAACAGAATTAACACCAGATGAACCTGCGGCCCCGCCCGTACCTCCAGCGCCGCCGCCGCCAACAGTTACGGAGTAAGAAGTGCCAGCCGTAACAGTCACAATACCTGTCAACAAGCCGCCAGCACCGCCGCCACCAGCAATGTAACCACCCGCACCACCACCAGCGACAACAAGGTACTCAACCCATCTTGGCGCAATATAGCCTGACCATGCACCCTGACTGATTGCTTGGTTGACTTGCTTTAGAGTGAAGAGACCTGTTGCCATATAACCTCAGAATGTGATTGTTCCAGATGCCACGAATTTATACACCCGATACTGACCGGCAATGTATGTTTCTGGTGATCCAGTTGTTGATGCCGCAGGAAGTAAATAAGATGGATAGCGGATGATGACAATTCCTGACCCGCCTGCACCGCCTGCTCCAGCACTGCCTGCTCCAGCACCAGCAACTCCGCCACCACCTGATCCTGTGTTTGCAAGTGCAGAAAATGCGTTTAGAGTACCTACATCACCAACACTGCCATTACCACCACCTGCGGCTCCAAGACCTCCTTGTGTTACGCCGGAAGCATAATAACCGCCACCACCGCCGCCAGCATACTGAATTGCAGAGCCGCTAATAGAAGAAACCAATCCAGCGCCGCCATTACCACCGCCGCTTCCACTACCCGTACCGCCAACAGAACCAGCCCCACCACCTCCACCGCCACCATACTTTGGCGCAGAAGAGCCGCCAGCACCGCCAGCATTACCTTGTCCAACAATTCCAGCACCTGCGCCCCCACCAAGGGAATTGCCACCGCCACCAGAGCCACCAGCTTGCCCAGCAGTAGCCCCCGCACCTCCACCACCCGTTGCAGTAATAACGCCAAAAGCAGAACTCGCGCCATTTGAAGCCGCCGCCGCACTACCTTGTGCGTTTCCAGCGCCACCAGCGCCAACAGTTACAGTGATGCTTGAACCTACAGTAATAGAATATCCAGTAGCAGTTAAAAGACCGCCCGCACCTCCACCAGCGCCGGGGCCACCACTAGAACCCTGATTACCACCACCCCCGCCAGCCACGACAAGGTATTCCACCGTTGTGACAGGGTAGTTAAGGCCGTTATAGGTCGGCGAAAGAACTCCACCAGTCCATTTAAGAGACATGATTGCCTCCGGTCAGGAAATGACTTCGTAGCTGATCGTGTATGTGATGCCGCTTGCCGTACCTGATGTCACCGTAATTGATGAGCCTTCCATCAAATAAATGGCTGAAGTTTTATCAACAACAATCAGAGAAGCGTCAGCAGGGATGGAAACAGTAGAAGCAATCGGGTAGGCCGTGCCGCTACTAGGAGCAGAACCTTGAGCTACTGCGCCGTTAGTGTAGATAGCCACTGTGCAATCCACTGCCGAAGTACCATTTACGTTAGCTGCAACGATCTGGTTGATCTTAAAAACCTGACCGCTGGAAGCTGCATTAGGAACCAACACCACCGCAGTTGTTGCGCTGGGTGTTAAGTATGTTGTCGTGCCGGAAGCTGTGGTCGCGGCTAAGAGGTTTGGGTTTGCCATTTAAAGCTCCTTAGAATCCGAAAATAAATGAAATCATGGTAGCTTTGGCTTGCGTTACGCCAGAAGCTGCGGGGGCTGTTGACTGCCATGTTGTGCCATTAGAAGTCAAAACATTACCAGCGGTACTAGGTGCTACAAAGCTAGGCGTTGAAGCACCATTACCTAGAATCACATTGTTAGCAGTTAGTGTGGTTAGACCTGTACCCCCTTGGTCAACGCCAAGAGTTCCAGTAGACACCAAGTTCTTACTACCATTTGTAAAGACCGGCTTGCTGGCTGTCAGCGAAGAATCAATAAAGTCATTAGCTGTTAGCGTTGTGCCGTCAAAGGTCAGGTTAGAAGAAGCGCCAAAAGCACCTGCGTTGTTAAATTGAACCTGAGTGGTAGAACCAGCCGCAGAGCCACCGCCTACATTCACAAAGTCAGTGCCATTCCAAGCAATGATTGCACGAGTTCCAGCCGCAACAGTTACACCAGTCGTAGGACTTGTTGGGCCACCACGCACTGTGATTGCATAGCCACCAGACGTATCGTTGATAACAACGTAGGTCTTACTCTGCTTGGGGGTGTTGATGTTACGAGCCGCTGTACGTGCGCCTGTACACAGAAGAACTGCGTATTGTGAACTTGTAGATGTCAGGCCAGTACTTGCGTATGTGCCCGTAGTAAGGGTCAGATCAACGTCTGCATCAGTGGTAATCTGCTGAGTACCAGCAACGGCAACGTCAACGATCTGCGAGATGGCGTTGTTAACTGTGTCGCCCCACTGCCCGGACAGTGTGCCCGTGGCTGGTAGCGTGAGGCCGATTAGTGCCGTATTTGCCATTTAATGCTCCTACTGTGTAGAAATTTGTGTCCAACCGGGCGATTCCGTTGTATCAACAGCACCCCAGCCCGGTGTTTGCGGATTGCTGATATTTTGCCAGTTTACGCCTTGTGTGTCATCAATAATTTCCCACAAATATCGTCCACCGTTTGTTTCTGTGATTGCCATCGTATCTGACGCACTTAAATTGTAGTTTGCCGCCCCGCCATTAACTTCAGCAATCCCAGCAGTTTCAGTTAAGAACTCTTGGTAATACGTACCTACAGTCGTTCCTTCTTCAATAGCCATCGACTCTACGATGGTCATAATCAGCACAGCCACCTGTGCTTCTGCTATTTCAATCGACTCCGATATATTACCTAAGAATGTAGCAACCGCCTCTTCTACACTCACAATCCCTAGCGAATCCTCTACGCTTTCGTTATAACTTGTCTGCGCGGCCTCATTATCTGTGATGGTCTGCGTATCCGTCACACTGACGTTGTAGCTGGTTATTGCCTCATTCGTATCAGCAATAGCCGCTGTCTCAGTGACAGACCCTGCAAAGTTGGCAACAACAGACTGATCTTCAGCAATAGCGGCAGACTCATCCACCGCTACATTCATTGTCAAAGCTACAGTCTGAACATCCTGAATACCAGATGTGCCACTCCACGAACCAGAACCCCAAGCACCTTCACCCCAAGCCGTACCACCAGTCAACGACTCCGTAATACTTACATCAATCAACAATCCAGCCGCAGGTGCATCAGCGAGTAGGGCGGTTTCTGTAACGCTGACGGGAAAAGTCTCTCCACCGCCCCATGCGTTATCACCCCATGCGCCGTCACCCCAAGCTAACGCCATATTAAGTCAATGTTAATGTGTATGTAACTGCAATTGTGTCGCCGTTAACAACAGCTTTAGAACTAGAGAAATCACCAGCAGAGAACAATGTGCCAGTGGTTGAATCTTTAGTTGCGCTACCACCAATGTTAATAAAACAACCCGCCACAGTACCAGTGCTGGTCATAGAGAATGACACGGCAGAAGATGTAGCCTTACTTGCGGCGGCGGCAGAAGCAAATGAAGGTGTAGGACGGTTGCCAGAATATGCAGGAGCATTAGTGCCGCCCACTTCCAACCAGCTTGCGTGAGAAGCCTGTGTGTCTGCAACGTTAGCAGTACCAACGCCCTTCAACCCCATCACAACCGCACCAGCGGCTGAGTTTCCAAGGATAGTGTCCAAGGTCAAATTCTTACCAACAGTCGTTACCAAGTTCTGAATAGGTTCGTCCCATTTAACAAAACCATCAATGCTGTAGCAAATGGCGTGGTATGTACCGTGGATAGCCATCTCATCAGAGGGCATGGTGTTGTATTTTGTGATTGCTGCTACTTGGTCTGTAGCGGTGATTTTGTCCAAGCTCATGTGAGGCTCCTTAATTAGAAGAACGGATCAATGCTGCCGTCGCTGTGTTAGCAGGCATTGTGATGGTGAAATTGGTAGATGTTTTGTCAGACCCAAAGTCCAACACGGCAATGGATTTATTACCCTGAGTAACGTTGTAGATCAAGGCACAACGAGCCGTCACGGATGCGTTAAACACCACATCGGCAAAGTCTACAAAAGCCGTATACCCAGAGGAGCTAATGGTTACGCCGGTCAAGGCCACACCGCCTGCAACGTAGCCAGTTCCTGTTACTTCGCCGGTGGTCGTGTAAACGGTGGTTGCCTCGTTTAAATCAGCACTGGCCGTGTACAAGGCGATCTTTAGCGTGTTAGTCGCTAAGTTGTGAACGCCCGTGTATAGCTCTGTCTTAAAGCTGGTCGTTTGGGTTTGGAGGATGCTCATGCTACAGGAACCCTAATCTGACCATCACGATAAGCGTCAGCACGTTGTTTGCCGTCACCCAAGTTCTTGAGAAGCGCAATAGCCTGAACGTATCGTTCTTGGTACACCTTGTACATTCCGTCTTCCGGTGCGCTCTTCATGTATGTCCCTGCCTCTGCCAGAGTGCCATACAGCAACGCAGAGTCAAAGTTATCACCTAACCATGTTGTCAGGGCGGTAACGATGGATTCTGGGTAGTAGTAATAATGCAGTTCTGCGTAGTAGTTGGCATTAGGCGTAGGGCCAAGGATGAACGACAGTTCATTGACGTTAGCTGACTGCGGGCCAAAGATGGCGTAGTGCTTAGGCTCAGACTGCTGTGCACTCAAAGGATATGCCTCGCGCACAAAGTTCACATCCTTGTTCAGGAGGTACAGGTAGTCGCCTTGGAAGATGAC